AAATAACAGTTTCTATCGCGGCACTAATGGCGCTAATGCGCTGGCGTTCTAATGACAGTATTTAACCCAGTCTGGCGCGTAAAGATTCAAGGCGTCGAATATACGACTTACACGCTGTCAAATCTAACAATTACAAGCGGTCGAAATAACATCTACCAACAGGCTCAGGCTGGCTATTGTAATTTAGAGCTGCTAAACCTTACTCGGGCGATCGTAAACATAAACATAAACGATTCAGTGACAATTGAGTTACAAGATTCGACAGCGACTTACGTTCCTATATTTGGCGGAACTGTCGTTGATTTCGGCGTTGAGATTATTACAGCTGGATCGGTTGGAATAAATCAAGTTCTAAAAATAACGGCGCTAGGAGCGCTAAGCCGTTTACCTAAAGCGCTGACCGACGGAACGCTGGTTCAAGATTTCGACGGCGATCAGATTTACCATATTCTCCAAGATTTACTTTTAAATAACTGGGGCGAAGTTCCGGCGGCTTTACAATGGGCTAACTACGATCCGACAGAAACGTGGGCTAATGCCCAGAACGTAGGATTAGGCGAGATCGATCGTCCGGGAAATTATGAACTAGCTCAGAGAGCTTCGGATCGAACAGATATTTATTCGCTGGTTTCAGCGCTGGCAACTAGCGGCTTAGGTTATATCTATGAGGACGGCAGCGGACTTATTAGCTACGCCGATTCGACTCACCGATCGATCTATTTAGCCACTAACGGCTATACAGACGTAACGGCTAATCATGCGCTATTTAACGGACTTAAAATCGAAACTCGAGCGGGCGACGTGCGAAATGACGTTACTCTTAAATACAATACTAATTCAAATAATGAAGTCAGCGCCGAGGATATTAACTCGATCAACATTTACGGGCGTTTAGCTCAGGTCATAACTACGACAGTCAAACACGCGGCGGACGCGCAAGATCAAGCCGATTTTTACCTGACCCTAAGAGCTACGCCTCAAGCAAATTTTACGTCGATCACTTACCAGCTTACAAACCCAGAGCTAGACGACGCGGATCGCGATTCGCTTATTAACGTATTTATGGGCTTACCGCTGCGAATTAGCGATCTACCGCCGAACATGGCTTCGGGTACGTTTCTAGGATTTGTCGAGGGGTGGACATTTAAGGCTGCCTATAACGAAATCTCAATTACTCTAAATCTTTCGCCGATAAGTTATTCGCTTCAAGCTATGAAGTGGGAGCAAGTTTCGGCGGCAGAATCGTGGAATACTATAACCGGGTCTTTAACGTGGGAAACCGCGTTAGTCGTAGCATAAGGAGAAAACATGACTAATCCAACGAGTAACTTCGGCTGGCAAATGCCAACGAGCACCGATCTAGTTACCGACTTACCAGCCGACTTTGAGGTATTTGGTCAGGCGGTCGATAGCGATTTCGTCGATCTATTAGGCGGCGCTAATGGTTATATCTTATCTAAGGCAAGCGCAACAGATTTAGATTTTGCGTGGATACCTAACGATCAAGGCGACATAACCGCGGTAAACGTAACCGCGCCGATTACAGGTGGCGGCAGCGCTGGCGCTGTAACTATTGGAGTTAGTGCCGCTTCGACAAGCGCTTCAGGAGTGGTTCAACTAAGCGATTCTACTTCGACCACTTCAAGCGTTCTAGCAGCTACACCGACAGCGGTTAAATCGGCTTTTGATCTAGCTACCGCCGCTATCCCTAAATCAACCGTTACAACAGCTGGCGACGTAATTTACGCAACGGGATCAAGTGCTGTCACACGTTTAGGAATTGGCACTAATGGACAAGTTCTAAAATCCAATGGATCAGCTCCAGTTTGGGGCGCTGATAGTAATAAAATAATTCAAGTAGTTTCTGCGACGAAAACTGATACTTTTACATTATCAAGCCAAACTTTTACAGATATAACCGGACTTTCCGTTTCTATCACTCCAACATCGGCAAGCAACACAATTATTGTTTTTTACAGCGTGACAGGTAATGGCGGCGGAACTGCTATGAATATAAGAGCTATGCGAGATTCGACACCTATCGGAGTGGCAACTAGCACATCGAATCGAACAGCCATGGGATCACAACTCTATAATTCAGACGCTGGAACAATGACTTCGGCTTCATGGTCTTATCTTGATTCGCCAGCGACGACTTCGGCAACTACTTACAAAGTCCAAGTCGCGGCAAACGTATCAGCAACAACGGTTTACATAAATCGAACTCCAACTGATACAGATAACTCATTATTCCCTAGAACGGTATCGTCTATTTGGGCGATGGAAATTGGAGCTTAATCATGGACTACGCGGCTATTTTAACTAAAAAATTCAAAGCTAATTGGGCGCTCGATGGTGATAATTACGAGGGTTTAATTTGGCTTGATGAATCAGAAAAACCAACTAAAGAATTATTGGAAAGTTACTGGTTAGAAGTAAAAAAAGAAATTGACAATGAAGCAGCTAAAAAAGTAAAAGATAAGAATTTGCTTTTGGAAAAACTCGGTATTACACCCGAGGAAGCCGTTTTATTGCTGTCATGAAACTAACCAGCTATAACGGCTGGGAAGCTTCGGCTAAACCTGAGTCGATCCATGTCAAGTCTTACGCGATACCGGGGACTCAATTAAAGATTCGTTGCGCGGAAGCTGTAGCACCTTTGATCGTCGGATTCTGTAAAGAGTTCAACGAGCTGATCGAGCCGCTAGATGGCGGACAGCTCGACGACTGGGGTTACGCATTTCGCATGGTTAGAAATAGCACCAACAGACTAAGCAATCACGCGTCTGGAACGGCAATCGACCTTAACGCAACTAAACATCCACTCGGAAAGATCGGCACGTTTCCAGCTGAGAAAGTCCCAATGATTCGCGCACTTGCTAAAAAATATGGGCTATTTTTTGGTGGAGATTACAAGAATCGCCCCGATGAAATGCACTTCGAGATCAACATAAGCCCAAGAAAAGTCCGAGAGCTAATCGAAGCTCTGGGGTTAGGAGAAAAGTAATGAAAGAGCTAAAAGCTATGCTGGCAAGTTATGGACGATCAGCGCTCGCGGGAGCGTTAGCCGTTTACATGACAGGCGAAACCGATCCCAAGAAATTGGCTTATGGGTTTCTCGCTGGCGTCGTTCCGCTACTAATGCGTTACCTGAATCCTAAGGACGTTACGTTCGGCGCTCAAAAGAGTGAACGCTAACGACTGGGCTGCTATGGGCGTGGCTATGGTCACGCTCTTAGTGGCATTTACAGGGGTTATTCGACACCTAGTTAAATACTACCTAAGCGAGCTTAAGCCCAATTCTGGAGCAAGCGTAAAGGATCAAATTTCGCGGCTGGAAAAGCGCGTTGACGAAATTTATAGCTTAATAATTAGCAATTCGACACGCCGCTAATTAGGCGTAAGGCTTGAAATTGTCAGACATTTAGTTCACCCTATAACTAGGGAGCGAATAAGTCGTTCCCAGAATCGGGAGCTAAAATGTTTACTATATTGGAACTGGCGATGGTAGTTATCGCCTGTAGTGCTGGGTGGTTTCTAGTCGGCTGGAGTATCGGCTACAAGCAAGGCGTAAAAGATGGCTTTAACCGCGGTCGAGCAGCTGGCATGAGAGCAGCTACAGATTACGTCCGGAGCTTGTAATGGCGATCCCATTAGAAGGATATGAATCGGTCGCCGAGCGGATCGAAAAATTCTGGGTAAAATACCCTAACGGCAGAATCGACGTTAACATCGTATTTCAGGACGGCACTCGCTACATCGTCCAGACCGACATTTACAAAGAGGTAACTGACCAGTTACCTTTCGCGACAGATTTCGCCGAGGAAATTAGATCAAGCGCCAATCGCTTTCCACTTGAGAACGGATCGACTTCGGCAATCGGTAGAGCTTTACATACGGGCGGCTTAAGCAAGTTTAGTGAGAATCAGAATCGACCATCGTTCGAGGAAATGAAGCGAGTCGAACGCCCTATTGCTACGCCAGTAGCAGCACCTAGCGAAGCTTTACCTAACGGCTCTTATGATCCATGGGCTGTTAATAATGTTATCGCTGAAGTTGCTGGAAGTCTTACCGGAATCCCAAACTGTGCTCATGGTCCGATGATGAGGCGCGAGGGCGTGAATAAAAATGGCAAGCCCTATAAGGGCTGGGTCTGTACCGGACATAATC